ATGTTTAAGGCTCAGGCAGAGGGAGAGGCACTCTCCCAAGGCAACCGTCAGGTGTCGGATCACCCGGCTTCCAGCCTTGCTCGCGAGCGCAGCCGTAGCTCTTCGGGCAGCCTTCGGGCGGACAGTAGACGAACGGGTTCTTGCCGCATCGCCAGCTCGCCCAGTCGTCAAGACCGGTCTCAGCCATCGCGTCTCTCCGGATCGAGGTAGAACCGATACTCCAGGCCTTCGCGGTGCCACTGGCCATCGCACACGGCGATGACCTTGTTGGCTGCCAGGAAATCCTCGTCGGTCATGTCGTCTTCCTCGTACAGCTCGCGCAGCTCCTTGGCCGGCACGAGGTCCGTGGTCCAGACCAACTCGGTATTGCCGACCTTGATCCTTGCCATTTCTGTGATCGTGTTCTCTACCACAGAGACGGCATGGCGCAGGTCAGCCATCTCCGACAGGAGCAGGGCAGCGTTGTTCGGGCCGCCTCCTGGGTGAGCACTCAGGAAGCCGAACCGGTCGATCTTGCCTTTGGCGCGCAGGACTCTGCCAATGACCTCGACGACCTCTCCGGCCTCCTCGCCGAGGCGGTCGACCATGCCCTGCGGCGTGGTGGGGAGGTGTTTGGGGTTCATGACTTGGCGACCTTGAGCACGATGTCCATCGCAGCCGTGACCTTGCGATCGATCTCGTTCATGGTGATCGAACTGACCTTGCGGTTGATCTGGGCGTCGATGTTGGCCATGGCTTTCTCCTGGACGCGCTCGAAGGCAGCCTGAGCAGCGGCGGTAATCAGCTGCTCTCCGGTCACGGCATATTCCTTCATCAGGGCTTCGACCTGCTCCTTCAGAGCCTTGTCGAGAGCTGCCTTCGCCTCGGGCTTCAGTTTGACGCTGGTGTTGCTGCTCCAGGCGTCCTTCTTGATCTGGGCGAGGCCGTCGTTGAACATCTTCTCGAACTGAGCCTTCATGTTCTCGTTCTCGAACAGCGTCTTCGCCAATGTTTCGGAGCCGGAGCTGAACGCTGCGTCGACCAGCTTGACCACGTCCTTGTCGATCCAGTTGGTGAACATGCGCTTGCAGATCTCAGCGATGACTGCGTTCTGCAGCCGCAGCTTGGCGTCCGCATCGGCGAATAGCTTGTCGATGCCGTTGGCATCCAGTTTCAGCTCGATGGTCATTTCAGTGCCTTCATCTCGATCTTGATGGTGGTGAGGTTGTTGCCGATCAGCCAGGCAAGGACGTTCATGGCCTTGAAGTGCCAGACCCTGGTGCCGTCTGGCCTGACGAGGTTGAGCCTGCCACGCGGAAACCGCGGGGGAGCCTTCCATCCCTTCGGTGTGGTGAGCAGGACGCCCGCCTCCTCAGCGGGCATCTTGTTGGTGGTGTAGAAGTTGATGTTGTCGACGCACTGCTTGGCGAGATCGTCGGGTTTCACAGCGGTCTCCACTGGATCTTGCCGTCAGCGATGCGCCTCTCCAGCATCTTGAAGGCGGCCTTGAGGGACGGGGCGATGCAGCAGAAGCTGCCACCCCAGCGCCCTGTCGGCGTGCAGATGATCGGCCGGTAGAACTTCACGCCGCCGCCCTCAGTGAGGCTCGCAGTTCAGCCTTGACGCGATCGATGACGCGGCCGGAGAAGTTGTCCGGATGGCGCGGATCGGTGATGAAGCCGTCCGTGGTCTCGGCGTCCTCTGCCTCGGTGTACGGATTGTTCGCATGCCACATGCCGTAGTAGTTCCGGATCGACATCGGAGCGAACAGCAGGCAACCGGCGTGTTCTGGCGTCTCGACCTTCGGTGCGAACGGAATCTGCCGGTCCAGGACCGGGAAGCGCCAGCTCCAGGGATCGAGCCAGCGCTTGACTGCCACCTCGTCGGACTGGATACGCTTGAGAACGTCGGCGACGACGCCGTCCTCGTCGAGGTAGGAGCCGAACCACGGCTCTTGCTGCGGCTTTTCTTTCTTCCCGAGACCACGCATCAGGTTCGAAAGCTTCAGAAGGGTGGCCAATACCATCACGCTACCTCTCGGTTCTGCCGCTCGTCGTTGTCGTTGGCGGCGTCTTTGTAGTTGGACTGGGCCCGGGCTTCCTTCAGCAGCTCGTCTAGATCGAGCCCGGGGATGATGACCGACGCGACGATTTCCATCGCCCGGTCGAAGTAATCCTTGAACTCCTCTTCCGGCATCGCATTGAAGGCGGTGGAGGATGGGACGTAGATGAACTCGCCCTCTGTGGTTAGGATCGGCTCCGTCACGTTGCAGGCCAGCAGCAACGTCTTATGGAGCGCGTCGTCGGTCGTGAACTTGTCCGTGTTGTTGACGATGATCCGCAGGGACACGCGGTAAAGACGATGTCGCGGGCCGCTGCGCGGTTGGGCGAGCTGGATCCGAAGCGGGACGTTCTTCGGAAAGCGCGCCAGCATCTCCGCGTCGTACTGTGCGTGCGGACCCAGGTAGCCGTCCTCGTCCATTCTGACGAGGATCCAGTTGTCCTTAGACTTGTTGCTCTTGCTCATGAGGCCTCAGATCAGGGGTCCGCGCTTCGGCTTCGGCTTTCGCTTCACCGGCTCCGGAGGGCGTTCCTTGGCGATTTCACCCAGGTCCCGGATATGATCGCGGCAGGCATCAGCCAGTCCGTCGATCTGCTTCTGGGACAGCTCGTACTTCTCCCGGTGGGCGGACTCTGCCGCCCACCAGGCACGAAGGCTGTTGGCGCTCTGCGAAAACTTGATCGCAAAGAGCGCCATCTCGCAGTAGGCCTCAGCTCGGCTCATGCCACTTGCCGAGGAATCTGGCGGCCTGCTCATAGAACTCCATCCAGTCACTCTTGAACGTCGTGTTCTGGTTGGCCTTCAGGAAGTTGCGATGGAGCTTCTTCGCCAGCTCCACCGCCTCGGGATCGAACCTCGTGTCAGCCATTCGCGGCCTCCTTGGCCGGCTTCTTCCATCCCAGATCCTTCAGCCGCTCAGCTGCGAACGCTCGGAGGTCGTCGATTTCCTGCTTCGACATCTCCTTCATCGCATCCTTCATGTCCGCGCCGTTCATGAAGTCCGTGAGGTCCTTGATCGACTTGCAGTTGCGGATGTCCGTTTCGAGCTTGACAATCATGTCCTCGATCCGGGTGTTGCCACCGCCGCCGTTGCCTTCGTTGCGACCTTCGTCACGGCGATCATCACGACGGTCGTCGCGGCGATCATCGCGATCGTCACGGCGATTGTCGTTGCTGGCCGGGGCGTCGAACTCGTCACCGTCACGGAACTCGCGCTTCATGTCGTTGACGTAGCGGTTGTCGTCGTACATGCCGAGGTGGATGTCGGCGGCGAAGCCCAGGCCGGACAGGCTCTTCGAGATAGCGTCCGTCAGCGACTTCTTCGGCGCCTCCTCGTCGGTGAAGTAGCCGTTCTTGTTCTTGCCGACGAACTGGGTCTGACCGAAGTGCTCGATCTCACCCTTCTGACCGTCGAGCATGTACCAGAGCTTGATCCGGACGACGTGGATAACGTCCTTGTCCTGACCCGGCTGGTACTTCTCGTCGATCACGTTCCAGCCCCAGCCAATGCCGAGCGGGCCGAACGTCTTGGTGGCCTTCTTGAACAGGTACGTGGCGTTGGTCGCCGTGCCCTTGAAGCCGCCGCCGCGGTTGAACTGCTTGGTGTGCTTGGGATCGGTCGCCTCGACAGCGTTCCAGATCCTGAGGTGGTCTTTCTGCTCGGACATTTTTTGCTCCGTTTATGCCGCTTCTTCAGCAGCGGGTTTCTCGTTGGAATTGGCGGGTTTCCTGCGCGGCGCCCGGGTCTTCTTTGCCGGTTCGTTTGCCGGTTCCTCGGGCGGCGCCTCCGGACGGTTGGCAGCTTCGGCGACGGCCTCCTTGATGGCTTCCTCGTCGAACTTGATCAGCTGCTTGCCGTCCTTCGACAGGTTGATGGAGACGCCCTTGCCGGTCGCCGACTTGGCATCGGCCGGGAAGAGCTTCTTGATCGCCTTCTTCGCCTTGTCGTGCTTTTCGACTGCCGGCTTGGTGCTGAGCAGCGTGAATGCCAGGTCGCACCATTCGTTATTGGTGCTCATGTCGTGGATCTTGATCCGCTCGGCGATCGGGATCTCGATCTTCGGAGCGCCTGGCGTGCGGCCGGTCTCGACGCAGTCCCAGAAGTCCTTCTCGGCTTCGAGCAGGGCGATCTGGTAGAACAGGTCAGCCTCGACATCGATGATGACGTGCTGGGCTGCACCGGTCAGGATCGACAAGTAGCCCTTCGACAGATCAGTCACCATCATGTTGTGCTGAACCTGCGGGAAGTACTTCTCGTACGCCTCCTGCTTGTTGAAGCCGAAGGGGAACATGAACTTGAACTCGACGATGGCGATCGGGTCAGAGTCCTCAGATCGGCGCACCAAGCCATCCAGCGTGGTGTGAGCCTTGTCCCAGGCGTAGTAGTGGACCTTCTTCTGCTCGTCGGTGACCAGCAGATCCATCTCGTCTTCGAACAGGTCGGCGTTCAACGGCTCGGTCAGGTTGCCGAGGTTGATCAGGATGACTTCGTCGAGGTTCTCCGGGACGATCTCGCCGCGCTTCTCCAACCAGAGGCGCTCGATCGCGTCCTGGTCTCCCGACATGATGATCTTGGCATCAGAGCCGCCGATCGACTTCATGCGAGCTGCACGAGCCTCAGCACTCATGCCGATGTTTCCAGTACGCCTGCGCATTTTCGCTATCCTTTGCATTCAAACAAGTGGTTAAACGTACTCGCGCCAGATGGCCTTATCGCCGAGTGTCTCGACGAAAGCCCTGTGCGCAGCGATTTCTTCGTTGGTAAGCCGACTCTTCAGCGGTGTTGGCCGTTGAAGAGTTTTTGGTGCCGCGAACTCCTCCTCCTGCTTGAGGAGGTCCATCTGCATTCCGAATTGCCGGCCGCCCTGCAGCTCGACGTAGACCTGAGCCAGAAGCTCGGAGTCGATGAGGGCGCCGTGAACCTCCGACCTTTTGGAGGTGTCGATGTTGTAGAGCGAGCAAAGCGCATCGAGCGTGTGCCGGCGTCGAGGATGGACGGCCTTTGCCATCTCCAGCGTGTCGACGACCTCGTTTTCGAGCGGGGCAATGTTGAGCCTGTCCAGCTCCTCATTGATCATCCCCATGTCGAAGGGGGCATTGTGGATCACCAGCCTGGCCCCTTCGATGAAGCTCAGGAACCGGTTGTGGATCCTCTTGAACGTCGGCTTCGTGCGGAGGAAGACGTCGCTCAGGCCGTGGACCTTGTAGGCTTCCCTGTGAACAGGGTGCAGCGGGTTGCAGTAGGTGTGATAGGTGCGCCCGGTCGGGATCATGTCGATCACCTCGACGCAGCCGATCTCGCAGATCCGATCGGTTTTCCGATCGAGCCCGGTCGTTTCCGTGTCGAGGATGATCTCTCTCATGGGCGTAGCGGTCTCCTGGTGAACGGGTCGATCCCGTCTTCCCGTATCTGGACGTTGAGCTGTTCCTGCGTCCGGTCGAGCACAGCCTCGCCTGCCGCGTGATAGGCGGACCGGGCCAGCTCGATCTCGTGAGGCGAGGCAGCGTTAAGGATCGCTGCCTTGAACCGCTCCAGCGTTGAGAACTGCACATGGAAAGCCGCGTGCAGGTTCAGGTGAGCGTTGGCTCCCTCGGGACTACGCTGCGTCACGGATGCCGCCGAGCGTGATGCCCGTGCGCTGCTCGAACCGGTTGAGCAGGGCTATCACCTCGTCCTCAGTGAACTTGGTGTAGAGGCCATCCAGGGAAGGCGCCGCGTCCTTGAAGAATGTCGAGGTCGGCTTCCCGATCGGATAGATGTCCTCGAACTGCAGGAGCATCAGGACGGTCTCGTTGCCGGCGATGCGGATGGTGTGCAGGTCGTCGGCCTGCATGTAGTAGGACTCGCCGTTGGTGAACCGGCTGCGGTTCGCCTCGTAGAGCATCTCCTCACCCGCGAAGGTGAAGCCGTCGCCGCCGTTCATGGGCGTGCGGTACTCGAACCAGTTGTAGATCTTGCCCAGCTCGTCGTTCATGGTCCGGCGGAACCAGACGTTCTCGACTGCGCCGGCCGCCACGTAGGTCTCGAAGTCGTAGCGGTGATCGTGCGGGGCGATGACCTCCGGCAGCTTGTTCACGTCGCCGTCGAAGAAGTACAGCTTGACCGTCTCGGTCTCTGAGCGCTGGAGACAGAGATAGTGAAAGCCCTTCTGGTGCATGTCCTTGAAGGAATGCTCGACGACTTGCTCGACGTTAATTCTCTGGGGAATCGGCAGATCAGACATGTTCGTGGACCTCTTTGAAGGTGATTCCGTCTCCCGGCGCGATGCCGAGATCGTTCTTCAGGCCGGTCAGGATGAAACCGACCGTCCGGGTTTTGATTTCGTGGAAGTTCTGGCGGTTGGGCTTTCGGGTCGGGCAATAGAGCCGATGCACGACTTCCTGATCTCCGCCGCGAGCCAGCGCCACAGCTGCCTTCGTAAGTCGCTCCGGTAGGCGCGCAGAATTGCACCAACGAAGCCATGCCAGGACACCAAGGGCTCGATCGGCGTCGTTTCGTTGCGGCGCATACTTGGTGCTCCCGTCGAAGGGCTTCATCGCGGACAGCAATCTGATCTTCTCGATCTCGATCAGCTCGGCACGCGACATGCCGACCATGTTCCAGCCACCGGACCGGTTGCCGGACGTGAGCCAGCGCCTCTCGTTGTCCGGCGTCTTGTCGATGACCTCTACGGCCTCGACAAGAAGTTGCCAGATGACGTCGGAGTGGCGGGCATGATCACCCTTCAGCTCGACGGCCAGCTCGCCACCATGTGCGAGCCAGCCGAGAGCCTGTGTGCGATCCTCATGCAGGGACGAGGTTGTCATTCCTGATTTCCGAGGCCGTGGGTTGGCCGCCGAGGACACGGCGACGGGTTGCGCGATATTCGAAGAGGTTCGTTCCGATGCGCGCTTGCGTCAGGTGAAGCAGACCTTGCTTCGAGTCCGCATGGATGCGATCGGCAACGAAGTTGAGCGCTTGGATGCGGGTGCGCAGAGCAGACTGGAGGACGTCATCAGCCGGCACGTTGACTTGGCGGTCGTACTGGAGGTCGCCCTGCCAGTAGACCAGGACGTCGCCGTGAGCGGCGTCCTTGATCCAGTCGTAGTACTCGGAGAGTGCGCCCTGTCCGACTTCCAGGACGGTTCTTGCCATCACGCCACCAGCTTCTTCAGAAGGGTGGCATGCAGCTCGACAACCGTCGTCAAGCCTTCGATGATGCGGCCGAGCTGAGCGACAGCCTCGACCTTATCCTCGGAGGCCATGTCGATCGGGTCGAAGTCGAAGTCCGGCTCGAACACGATCTCGAACTCGTCCTCGTCATCCTCTTCGTCGTTCACGTCGGTCTCGTCGCCGCTGTCACGAGCGAGATCCAGGTCGAAGGCAGCGTTCACGCTCGCTTCGAGCCGGTCGTAGTCGTCGAGCGCCTTGAGGAAGTCGTCCTGATCGCCGAGGCAGATGCCGGGCGGGCAGTCGCACAGTTCCGGCTGCTCGCCGATAGCGCCGAGCACGGTCAGGAGGGCGATCAGATCAATCGGCATCCCGGACTTCGCCAGGGCCTCGCCGATCGCGCGATCGTCCAAGGAAACGTTGGGTGTCATTCTTGCTCCGTTTGCACTCGTGCAAATGATTTGATGTGAAAAGGGGCGCCCCAGCACGCGCAACCAGAATGGGGCGCCCCTCGATTTCCCCGCTCAACGGGGAAGCTCAGATAAACTGACCAGTGCGAAGCTTGGTCAGGACGTCATCGCCCTTGTCAAAAGGGGATGTCGTCATCCATGTCGTTGTTGCGACCACCGCCGCTGCCACCGCGGCTACCGCCGCCACGGCTGCGGTCATCGCGACCATCGTCACGCTCGCTGCCGCCGCGACCGCCGCGGGTCGAACCGCGATCATCGCCGCCACGGTCGTCGTCACGGCCACGGCTGGAGCTGCCACGGCTGCTGGAGCCGCGATCATCGCCACCACGGTCATCGTCGCGACCACGGCCACGGCTGGAGCCGCGGTCATCATCGCCACGGCCACCGCCGTTGCTGTTGTCGTTGGCCGAACCCAGCTTCATCAGCTGCTCGACGAGTGCGAACTGCGGGATGACGATCTCGGTCGAGTACTTCTCGACGCCCTGCTGATCCTGCCACTTGCGGGTCTCGATCTTGCCCTCGACGCGGACCAGGTCGCCCTTCTTGAGGTTCTTCTCGGCGTACTCGATCGTCTTCTCGGCCCAGACGGTGACGCGGTGCCACTCGGTCTTTTCCTTCCACTCGCCGGAGCGCTTGTCCTTCCAGCTCTCGCTGGTGGCGACGCTCAGGTTCGCGACGGAGCCGCCGTTCGTCATGTTCTTGACTTCGGGATCCTTGCCCAGGCGACCGATCAGGGTCGCTCGGTTCAAACTGTTAGCCATTGGTGGTCTCTCCTTTTCGAGGTTTGCATTATCAGACGGTTTGCATTCATGCAAGCAAATTCTTAAAAAACTGGCTTGACGAACAGGCCGGTGTTCTCGTCGAAGGCCAGAAGGGTTCGACCGGTATTGCCGGCGATGCGCTTCAGGCGGACCTTCGCGATGTTGATCGTACGGGCGTTGGGGTTCTCCTCGTCGCCGCCGAGCACGATGATGCCCAGGTCCGGCTTGTTAGCCCAGTGAGCCGAGTCTGAGATCGAATAGAGGCCGGGCTCGGTGTCGCCCGTGATCTTGGTCGGATGCGCAACTACCACCACACACACTCCGAATTGTTTCGCGAACCGTTTCATCTTCTTGATCATCTTGCCGACGTATTCGGTCAGCGAGATGTTCATGGGTCGGTTGTGCTCAAGCTCGTTCCAGGGGTCGATGATCAGCATGCGGACGCCGTCGCGGAACACCGCGGCAGCTGCGCACTCCAGCAGGAAGTCGACGTCGATGTCGAAGTCCTTGGTCTCGTCGTAGTCGATGAACCGATAATACCTCTCGACGAAGGCCTCGGCTCTCTTCTTCTCTTCGAACGTCCAGTCCTTGCGCGGCTTCTCCAGGAAGGCCGTCATCAGCTCGTGCGCCAGGAACGGCTTGACGTCCTTCTCGCCCGAAAAAATGGCAACCGGCCACTTGTGCTTCTTCGCGAGCAGCACGGAGGCCTGGTTGATCAGCGTCGACTTACCGACGTTGGGGACGCCGGTAGCGACGACGAACTGGCCGCCGTAGAACTTCATCAGAAGATCAAGCTCTTCCGACAGACCAATCTCGGCCATCTCCGGCATCTCCATTTCCGGATAGTCGGAGAGGCGGAACAGACCGTTGACGGGCCACGGCTTGGCGTTGTCGATCATCTCCCGGACGCGCTCGACGCCGAGATATTTCTTGACCTCGTTCAGATCCTTTGGGGCTCTGAAGGCCCCCTTGTTCTTCTTGTCGGGGACGACCTCGTCCTTCGGGTACTCGACCCAGAAGCACTTCGGCGCGCCGAGACGTCTAACCAGTTCCTTGGCCAGGCGCTGACCTGGCTCGTCCGCATCGGTGCAGATGATGTGGTACTTGACCTCCATCAGCTGGCCGTAGAGGCGAGCCATGAACGAGAACTTATCGTCGTCGTCGGGATCGATATCCCGAGCATCATCCGGCACCGGTATCAGCTTGCCCTTGGCATCGCGAGCCGGCGGCGCACCATCGGGCACCGAGATGATCGTCTCGTAGCCGGACTCCTTGCCGGCCTGAGTGTCGAACTCACCCTCGGTCCAGATCAGCGACTCCTGGCCGGTGCTGAGCATCTCCATCAGCGCGGGGTCGAACAGGACGTCAGCGTTGTAGACGGTCTTCACAGCGTCGCGGCGCTGCATGAACCGGCGCTCGCCGTCCTTCGACCAGCGGTACTTGGTGTTTACCTCGATACCGTGTTCGTAATACGGGAAGCAGAGAACGTTGCCGTGCTCGTCGGGCTCAACGATTACGCGGTCCTGCGAATCTCGCGAGAGACGCCCGCTGTAGTGCCCCATAGCCGCCGACATTTCCACGCTCAGGCCGCGGTCCTCGATCCCCCTGGCGTGCTTCTCGTTTAGCATTCTCTGAACCTACCCATTGACAGTTTTTGCAGTTCCACACGACGCCGCTGTCGTCGATCTTCACCGACAGGCAGCGGATTTTTTTGTGAGCGCCCTTCCGCTTGTGCGAGCACTGCGGACAGGTCGAGTACTGGTTTCCGAATTTCAGGGATCGAAGCTTGATCCCTTCCTCCGCGAGGACCTTGCCGACATCGACGCCGGCCATCAGATCGCCATCCGCTTGCTGGGCGGACCCTTCTTCGACTTCTTGTTGTCGAACTGGTCGTCCCAGCGCTGGCCGTGGATGAACTTGTCCGGCGCCATCATGAACTCGAGTTCTTCGCAGCTGGCGACGTATCGGCGGACACCATCCATGATGGTCGTGAACTCGACCTTGTCCTCCCTGAAGACCCGGTTGAGCTTCGTCATGGCGATGGCCTTCGCCACCTTCTTCGGCCACTCGCTCCAGAACTGCTCATGATAATCATCAGGCCAAGTCGAGGTCCTGCGCTTCTTCGGCGCAGCGGTTCTAGCTTGCGGTTCTGGTGGTGGTTCTAAGTGGTGGTTCAAGGTGTCAGGCTCGCTAACACCCCCCTGTTCGTCAGACGAACACCCCCTGTTAGGCTCGCTAACACCCCCCTGTTCGTCAGACGAACACCCGGTGTCATCGTCGCGAACACGGGGGGCGTTCGTAAAACGAACACGGGGTACGAAGGGCGGACAGGCGTCCGGATCTTTGTAGAAGAGGGTCTGGTCGACGGCCGGATTGTCGTCGATCAGCAGCAGGTACTCGGATGATCGCGTGCCGCCATTGGCGTGCTTACGGCCGGTCGCGATGATCAGCCCGATGTCCTGGAGGTAGCCGAGGTTGATGTTGACCGTGGGTCGGCTCAGGCCAGTGATCTTGGCGATGATGGTCTGGCGCGGGAAAGCGGTGTCCTCGTCGCTGGCGAAGTCGGCCAGCACCAACAGGATGTGGCGCATGGTCGACGTCAGCTCTTTGCAGTCGCCAAGGTGCTTGGCCCAGTTGATTGCTCTGATGCTCATGTCGTTCCGTTGATCTGGTCCGCGGGCTTGACGCCTCTTGCGGGTTGGTGTACTTGCACGAATGCAAATGAAAATGCAAGCCACGAGATGTGGTTATTGCGTCTTTCGAGTCACACTAGGGAACTCATGGACCGAATCCTCGTAGCCGGCCTCGATCCGGCTTTCGCCGCCTTTGGCATCAGCAGACTTTGGTTGGACCTGGGTACCCTTGAGTTTTCCTTCGACCGATTCCGGACCATCTGGACCGACAAGCGGGCGGGGAAGGGCAAAGTCGTGCGCCAGAACTCCGACGACCTGCGTCGGGCGACCGAGCTGCACGATGCGCTCCACGAGGAGCTGGAAGGCTGTACCGTTGCGTTCGGCGAGATCCCTTCAGGGTCTCGGCGCGCGAGGGCTGCGTTCGCTTTTGGCGCTGCTGTTGGTATCCTCGCCTCGGTGAAGATCCCGCTCATCCAGGTCATGCCCCTGGAAACGAAGCTGGGCTCCGTGGGCAGCAAGACGGCCGAGAAGCCAGAGATCATCGCCTGGGCCGCGGAGCGCTTTCCTGAGGCTCCCTGGCAGCGCTACGAGGCCGATACGAAGAACAAGACCGGCAAGATCGTGAACCGGGCAGGGGACTTGCACATCGACAACGAGCATGTGGCCGACGCCTGCGCTGTCCCCCACGCTGGCATTCGGACCCCCGAGTTCAAGCAATTGCTTGCACTCTGGAAGATGTCCAAGGCAAACTCCGGTTGAAAACTCCGGCCTGCACCGTTCCATAAACCATTGATTTTGTTTGATTTTCTTCCCGTTTGCAGAACGGACGGGGAACAAAAAAACATTTGCAATCGCGCGAAACCTATCGTATTTGCCGTTGTTAGCATCCAAGCAAATGGATGGACACGGAAAACGATGACTGCAAACGCTACCAGATTTCAGAAGTCCCTAACGGTTCACAATTGTACACAGGCCACATCCGGGCCTCACTAATTATTTGTTATGCGAAAACCATGATATTGGAGGATCGCAAATGGCATTGGCACAAATGAAAAAAGCACAGACCCCGAAGGAGATTGTGATCGAGTGGATCGATCACATTCTTGATCGAAAGAAGTGGACAGGAACGGATCTGGCCCGGCACTCGGATATCGCGCCGTCAACGATCTTGCGCCTTCTCAACAATCCAAAGCACCGTTTTGTCCCTACGGTGTCGACGCTCCAGAAGATCGCGGTCGGATCAGGATACCCGATCCCGAAGAAGGTGATGGAAGCTCTCGGCGCCGAGGGTGAAGCTCGGGCCGACGCTCCTACGGAAATCGAGCCGGACAACATCCGGCGGGTCAACGTCCGCACCGCACGTCAGGCGACGGTCGAGCTGCGTCATGTCTCGTCGCTGCCTCAGGCGTTGCAGTCGGCGGCGAGCCCACGGCGTGAGGGGTACGTGCCTGCTCCGCCCCAGCTCGAAGGGGATGAGACGGCGTTCGCGTTCCACATGCCGGACAGCTCTCTTGGCGCTTGGGTTAAGACAGGTCAGCTGATGTATGCCACCAAGCAGCGTGATCCGGTGCCCGGTGACCTCGTCGTGATCACCGACAAGAACGAGAAGACCCGGGTTCGGCTTCTGTTGGACATCACGGAGAACGGCCTCAAGCTGTCGAAGTCGATACCGGAGAAGGAAGATGAGGCCATGCCCTTCGATGACATCAAGGATATCGCGATCGTCGCGATGACCTGCCGTATCTGACAGAGGGTCGCCGGTCGGCGGCCCTCATTCCAATCCAAACATTTTGTTGACGCGATCGAGCATCGCCCGAATCGTCTCGGGCGGAGACGTCATCACATCCACATTGAAGTCCTCCTCAAGCTTCGCCAGTTGCTTGAGCCAGTCTTCAGCTTCCCGGACAGCAACGAGGTCAACCTGCGGCTCCCATCGAAGCCGCTGGATCTCCAGCGCTGTCTTCTGGATCTCGAAGTCCAGATAATCGAGAAACTCCCGAAGCTGCACGGTCATCCGACTGACAGCCGGCTCGATCACGACAAGCGCGTCGATGATCTCCACCATGATGCCAGGTAATCGATCCTTGAACTTCGGGTTGATAGGACGGACGACCATCTTCGATGGCGCCACGGCACTAGCATTTGCTTTCATCAGTGTTCCCTGGTGCGCAGCGTCCTCATGCGCTCGCTTGTTGCGATCGAGTTGAGGTCGGCCTTTGTTGGTTTAAAGGGTTGCAGCCCGCGATCGATGGCGGAAAGTGCCAGAGCGATTGCCTTGGTGACGCCTCGGATCTCGTACTTCGCGATCGCCTGCGGCGTCAGTCCAAGCCATCCTGCAAGCTCGGGTTGGGTAAGATTTCTGGAAATGCGGAAGGCCTTTACCTCCTCGCCTTTTAGGAATTTCTTTGATGGATTTCGACTGAGCGCCATCGCCATCACTGCCTCTGGTAAGGTGCTGCATTTGCGCATAGGCCGGTTGCGGTTTAAGGCTGCCGACAGCAACATGGTTCCTGCCGGCGAGCCCGGTTCACTTTACGTACAAAGGTTCGAGATGCCCCCGAATCTGCGATCTGTGGTCTCATCCTCGCAGAAACCGATGGAATGGCCCGCGTGCTGATAGCTCGGATCGAAGCGCAACAAATAGACACTCATTTGCTTTCCCGCAACGCCTCCTGATTGCGTGCAGGCGCAGGCCTGATGCGCGCCAGTCGCTTTTGCTTCCACTGATCTCGCACGATAAGAACCAGCTCCGACCGCGGCTTTGGCTCGGAGACCATCTGCCATTTCGGGCCCGGACTGCAGAGTGCCCACACGACGTAGAGCGTGGGCATGGGCTTCGACTTCGGCTTCATGTGGACTCCTTCGCTTTTAAAAAGTTCGTGATAGGACCGTCGTCCTCGTCGAACACGTTGACGATGCCGCGGCCCTCCAGCTCGTTGATGGGAATCCAAACCGTGAAGGTGAGGCCCTGCGGCGGGGCCAGGTGCTCGATGCACTCGATGAGTCCGTCAGCACCTGGAAGGATGGTGTGCTCGATGTCGTCGTGGTCTGCACCGACGCAGGCATCGAGCATTGTGACACGCTGACCGAGCTTGAAACCGCTGGCCTCGGGCAGGCCGTGACGGTGATCCAATGCCCTATCCATAGACGATGTCCTGGAAGAGACAGGCCTGCAGGAAGACGTCGGCTGTCTCGGCGTCGCCGGTCTCCTTGACGATCTCTTCAATGCGCCAGAGGTGATTGTCGGCGAGCCACTGAAGGCCTTTCTTCAAACCATCTGGTGTGAAGTAGAAGGTCTCGCCGCCCTCGCCATCGCGCACCTTGATGTTGAAGTCACCGGCCCAAATCTTCTCGTCGTCGTACCAGGGCTGGACATCGGTCTTGATGTCATTCGGGTTGACCGGCCTGAAGCTGGTGGCCCAGTAGCCGGACCCGCCCTCGATCGCCGTGACAATCTGGTCGGCAATCTTGCGCCATGTGATCCCTGCGATGTCCAGCGGGATGGCGGTGGTCGTGTCAGTCATGTCAATTCTCCTTAGGCAAAGTCGAGTTCGCCGTATCCGTCTTCGGTGTAGCGATTGGATCGCCGGTATTCCCCGCTGCGACGCGGGGACGATCTGCGCTCACCTCTGCTGGTGTTGATGATCTCGCCGACGCTGGCGTCGTCGAACTCCTCGTCGATCAGGTCGGTATCCCAGGGACCGGTCATGCTGCCTCCTTGGCGCGCTCGAAGTTCGAGGCGCCAGCTCCGTGAGCGATGATGGTGATGTCGGCCTTGGCGGCCGAGCGTGAGCCACCGCAGAGAAGGCACTGAGCGCACTGCGTCGCCTTACCCATCTCCTTGGATGCCGGGCAGTGGCCTTCGCCGGCCAGCTTAGGGTCGTCTTTGCCGCGGACGCGGAAGGTGCGGAAGCCGAGAGCCTTGGCTTCATCTCGATCCTGCTCGGTGTCGCAGGACGCCATGCAGAATGCCGACAGCATCGGATACTCGCGCCACATGTGAGTGTAGCCAGACAGCTCGCTCACGAGATCGAGCGCCTGCTCCCAGACCCGGAACGGGACTGCTGCGGGATCGCCATAAGCGCCGAGCCTGACCTTGCGGTGGGCGAGAAGCTTGCGTGCCTGCTTCAGAGGGACGTCGGGATAGATGCCGCGGGAGAACGCATCCCAGACCACGCGCGGGCCGTGGAAGAGTGTGACGTAGCAGGAGCGGCCGACGTTCTTGCGCTCGCCGGTCTTGGGGTCAGTGACGATCTTGCCGCGGTGGCCGCAGCCAGCGCAGATCGAATAGTCGGCGCCGATCTGCGAAGCCACCAGCGGGTTCATATCGGCTCGCATGATGTAGATCTGCGTCATGCTGCCGGTTTTGGAGTTGTTGCCGCCGGTCAGCAGACCAGTGACGATGACGACGATCGGCTCTCCGTCCACCTCGGACGGGCCTCGATAGAGAACAAAACCGTTCATGGATCTCTCCTTGCTTGCATTCATGCAACTCTCAGGACAAGCGCATCCAGCGCGTGCGGTTCGGTGAGCGCCAGCTCTTGCTGGGCTCGTCGCAGCTGCCGGGTGACGATGTCGATTTGCTTGCGCTTCCGGGCCTTGAAGTCGTTGATCGCGTCTTCCTCGGTCGCCGAAAACTTCTTCTTGAATGCGGTGAGCAACTGAAACTCACCGCACACCCAGGCGCCCTTGGGCGTCCGGCGATCGACGGGGTACCAGCGCAGCTCGAGTCGCGGGTCCGTGACGCCATAGCGATCGGCGTCTGCGTCGATGATGTAGGAGTAGCTCTGGGCCTCGCACCGCCAGAGGACGTCGACACCCTCTGGCGGCTTGCCGTGCGGATAGTGCGGCCTCACGCCGCCTTCTCCTTCGGCTGCTTCTCGTTGTCGTTGACCGCCTTCTGCTTCGGCAGCGGCGGCAGTAGGTCAATCAGCTCGCCCATGGACCGGGTGGCTGCGACGTACTGAAGGTGCTTCTCCTGCTCGCGCTCCCAGTCCTGCGTGGCGTACTTGGACGGGCAGGTGCTAAACCGATCCAGCCAGAAGACCCGCTTCCACTCCCGGCCCTTGGACCGGTGGATGGTCGACAGGGTCAGGATGCCGGTCACGTTGTCGGCGAAGATCGAGTCGATGTAGGCTACGACATCAGAGACCTTGTGGCGCTTAGCCTCGCGGCAGGCATCCATCACGACCTTAAGCGTCTCAACCTTGTCCTCGGCCTCCTGGACCCTGGACAATTTCTTCTTCGGAAGCCACTTGGCCTTTTCCTTCTCCAGCCACTCGTCGAGCTTGTCTTCGAGGGCCGGGATGTTGGTGACCGACTTCCAGCGCGTCGCCAGCTTCTTCAGCTGCTCGCCGATGTCCCGGCCTTCGATCCGGCAGGGGATCTTGGCGCGGATCAGGGCGAAAGCAGCGTTGACCAACGGTCGAGTGTTACGGCACAGGATCGCTGCATCACCGTCGAGCCGGTCCGGCTTCTGCATGACCTGCTCGAAGGCCTCCAGCGTGACCGATCCTTCCGGGGCCGAGGGGTGGGCCTGAATGTGGTCCACCCAGGCCTGAGCCATCTTGACCACCGCCTTTGGGCAGCGGTACGTGACGGTCAGCGGCATCTCGATCGCGTTGAAGTCGCGCTTGATAATCTCGATGCTGTCGTTGTCGGCACCCGTGAAGCCGTAGATCGCCTGGTGCGGATCACCCACAGCGAACAGTCGACCACGAGGCTTCATCAGAGCGCGAGCGAGAAGCCGGCGTACGGTGTTGGTGTCTTGGGCCTCGTCGATCCAGACGTTGTCGTACTGCCAGAATCGCACACGGTAGAAGAGTGGCAGGTAGATCATGTCGTCGAAGTCGATCTGGAGCCGGTTGGCGTTCGACTCGTGAAGGACCTTGATGGCCCAGTCGATCAGGTCCTCGGCCTTCTTGGCCAGTTCCTCGGTGTCGAACAGGTCGAAGTGCTCGACGATATCCTCCCAGATCGAGGCGTCCTCGATATGCCCCTGTCCCTCGATGCCGAGGCCGCTCTGCTTGGCGAGAGAGACCAACTGGCAGACGACGGATGCGTGAGCGTGCAGCTCGACGGGGACCTTCATGTACTGAATGTGGTCGGACGTGATGTTGGCGACCTTCTCCTTGACCGTCTTGGCAGGATAGGCCTTCAGATAATTGCGGGCGCCGATGGAGTGGGTGGTCGCAGCTTCGGCCTTCTTCCAGTCGATTCCGGCCTTCTTCAGCTTGTCCTTGATCTCGTCCGCGATCTTGCGGTTGAAGGCGAGGATCACCGATGTGCCGAACATCCGCTCGACCGTCTTGAGGATTGTCGTGGTCTTGCCGGCGCCGGCCACGGCGATCAGCACGATGGAGCTGGTGCTGTTCCAGGCTTTGTCCTGGAACGCAGCCTGCTGCGGGGATGGAACCCAGATGTTTTCGACTTGCATGGTCTCGTCTCGGTCAGAGGTGAATGAGGGTTAGCATCGTGCTTGCATTCAAGCAAACATAAAGTTGCAGAAAATGCAAATTAGGCGGCGAGCGAGGAGGCCCTGGGAAAGTCCGCCTCCTGTTGCCGCAGCGCCTTCAGCGCCTTGACGATACGGTCCGCCTTATCCTCGGAGCGGGGTTTTGCGACCAGCTCGCGATCCTCGAAGATCAGCCAGCAGTTGTCGTAGATGTCCTGGATCGCGAACACCTCGTCGTTCTCGCCGAAGAAGACCGACTTGATCTGGGGAGTGAGGTACTGCGACTGGATCATCGACCCGTAGCAGTGCCGGTCGATCAGGCCCTTGTCGATCAGGCTCTTCGCCGAGTTGACGTAACCCTTCGAGAGATAGAGCGTGTTCATAGGATCGGCGATCACGCGAGCGACAATGCGCTCTTGCAGCTTGGTCAGCGTCTTCTTCATCTTCATCCTCCGTTCAGTCGTAGGTTTCCTTGATGCTGTCCGGATCGGTCAGCTCGTATCCGTGGTCGGTGCCGTTCTCGATGTCCCAGCTACCGGTCCTGCCGCCGATTTCCTCGAACTTCTCGAAGTCGAATTTGCCGTCTTTGTCGATGCACTCAGCAATCTTGCGTTGGGCATCGTCCTTGTCGTTCGCGGTGATCGTGTAACCCCTCGTCACGCAGGACATCAGGAACGAGACTTCGAAATCGAACGTCTGCACGGTCGTCTCCTTTGCATGCATGCAAGCGGCCGGGCAGCGTGAGCCACCCGGCCGGATGCGATTACAGGTCTGCGGCGAGTTTGCGGAGGTCGTCGAGCGACTTGCCGGCCTGCTCCTCCAACTCCTTGGCGGCGATCAGCGCGAGGATCTGCTGCTTCTTGTCGCGGTTCGATGCGGTCTCGGCAGCCTTCGCGGCCTCCGCCTGCTTCGTTTCGACGATGTGCCGGACGATGTCGAAGGCGAGCTGGGTGTCGCTGTCCGCCTTCTTGCCGGTGGACAGGAACGGCAGATCGTCGTCGCTGTTGGCCTTGAGCTGCTGGTTCAGGTTGCGGGCGATGCCGGCCAGATCAGCCGCGTTCTTCGCCTTGGTGGTGATCGGGAGATCCCACAGCTGCTCGACCGACAGAGGGCCGACCGCGGAGGCGAAGCGAAGCTTCAGGCGGGATGCTTTTTCGAACAAGTCCATTGTAGTCCTTTCCTTAGATGACGACCTTGAGGGTCCGATTGAAGTTGCCGGCCACCTTGACCACGAGTTCGGCACGTTGCGTGCTGGAGAACCCGAGGCCGCTGACCTGATTGGCCGATTTCTCGGCCTTCATCTTCGAGCCGACGAGATTGATGACCTTGCGGTGCGGTTCGAGATCCTGACGCAGGAACTCGTTGTAGAAGCCGCGCGCCTCGCCATCGTTCTGGCAGCCGTCAAGCATGAAGAAGAAGTGCTTGTTGCCGACGCCCTGATTGCCCCAGTAGTTCGGGGACAGCATCATGGTGTTGACCTTGTGGAAGTCCTGGGTGTCGAGACCCCAGACCTTCTTGCTCGTCTGCGTCGTGTCGCGGCTCTCGATGAACCTGAACTGTCCATCCTTCAGCTCGACCTTCGCCAGCGTCACCCACTCCTTCTGCTTGAGCGGAGCCCGATGCTCGAACTCGTAGACGTTCCCGCCGAAAGCGATTTCAGCGCTGAAGCCGGAGTCCGTGGGTGAGCGGAGCGCCCAGTTGTGAACCTTGAACGTGTAGATGCCCTCGGGCATCTTGCTCAAGTTCGGGAACGTGATGTTCTCGACCGGGATGTAGCCGGGCGGGGCGACCTGGGTGTAGTCGACATCCTGCTCGCCGCCGGAGAGCGGATCGCCACGGTGGTTCCAGCCGATGCGACGACCGCGGCCATAGCTGTCGTGGCAGCCGTCCTTGTGATCGCTGTGGCCAGGCATGAACACATGCAGGTCCATCAGGCTGCCGTTGCGGCCCAGGTGATTCCACATGTGGGTGAACCGCAGTACGCCGTCGACGCGACCGCCGCGCTCCTGCACCCTCTGGCTCATCGACGAGTCCGCCATGTCGCCGTTGTAGGACCACGAGTAGTTGTTGCCCCACTTGAACAGCGGCTCAGCGGTCGGATCGACCGGCGCGATCAGGCTGACCAGGTTGCCGATGTGCCGGCTCTCCAGCATCACCTCCAGTGACTGCGCCTTGGGCACAACATTGGCGATGAAGTTCTCGATGCTGACCTCCTCGATCTTGTCGAGTTTGCGGGAGGTCTTCTTGACCGGCAGCATGTCGAAGACGTCGCCGCTGATGGCCTTGCGAACGGAGTGGTCGGCGAACAGGATGTTGGCGGCCGAGATGTCCGTCAGTTGCGCATAGCGTCGCTCCAGGGCGGAGGTGAGCCCCAGCTCCTGCACGGTCTCCTTGGCCTTCTTGACCATGGCCGGCGTCACCAACGCGGTCGGGCGCTTGTAGTTCTCGGGCGCCATGATCGACTTCTCGAACTTCCGGACCGCGTCCTCGAGTTCCACGCCGTCCGACAGGTCGATCAGCAGCGTGCCGATCGATGTGTTGCGGATGCGGGTGACCGAGCCGGGCGTGGCCTTGATGGTCAGCCAAATCCACGGATCGCGGGCTCCGTCCGGAAGTGCGTCGTAGGCCGCCTTAGCCTTGCGGAAGGCGTCCACGGCGAACTTGTGCTCGCTGCCGCGGTAGAGCGAGTTCTGGCTGATCAGCTCAAGCACCGTGTCGACGGCATCCATCGTCAGCTCGGTGAGGCCGCGCTTGAAGACGTCGTAGGTTGACCTTGTCTCGCCGAGCAAGGTCCCGATCTTCGCCTTCGCGGTGACGACCTCCTTCGGCATGCGGACGTGGAAGTGCTCCCAGGTCTGCACCTTGCCGAGGACGTCCTCGAAGTTCTTGTCGGTGCCGGCAGCGGTCTCCGAGGTCAGGAACTCGTTGACGATCGGTTTCGAGCGCACCAGGCTGGACATCATGCCGGCGATGGCAGCGTAGGTGGGATCGCTGATCTTGCCGTCCCAGATGGTCACGATGTTGTGCTTGTCGTCTATCGAGACGACATTGCCGACCGCCCGGATGAACTGGCGGCAGCAGCTGCAGTCGTGCTCGGTCCGCTCGCGGTACACCGGGTTGGTGCCGGCCGGGAAGGCGCCGAGGTAGGCGGACCAGAGGTCATCCTTCTCGACGTCAGTGCAGAAGAGCTTGCCGGCGCTCATCGTCTTGAACTGCTTGGCGACGGCGGTCTTGAACAGGCAGAAGTCCATGTTGGCTTAATCCTTGATGATCTCTTTGATGGACGTGTTGGCGACGAAGCCCATGAACCAGTCTTCGCTGTCAGGATCTTCGCTTTCCACCATCACGCGCTTGTCGGCGTCGGCATTGTCGACGTCACCCACGATGTAGATGCCGTCTTTCGCTTCCTCGTCGCCCGCGACGCGGACCCGGTCTCCCGGGGTCACGACGAGAACTCGCAGCGAGTCTGGCTGGGCCATGGCTTTGAGGTGCCAGGCTTCAGGCATCTGCTCGCCGTCAAGGGTCAGGCCATCCTCGTCGAGGACAGCCCTCCCTTCAGTGGCGTCATTCACCGCCACCCGAACGTCCGTAAGGCGGACGATCTCGTCTTCGTCGTCACACCCTTCGGTCAGGCGAGACTTCACCTGGCCGAATGCCGGGTGATCCACCGCCAAGGTCCACGGACGACCCTTGGCGATGAAGAAGATTGACGTGTCGGTGATCACGCTGCGGATCATGATGTGCTCCGGTTGGGTTAGGCGGCGATGTCGAGATCTTCGACGAGATCTTCGACGAAGCCGTCCTCGTCCTCGTCGTTGTCATTTGCCGCTTCGGGTCGGGAGAGAAGCTGGAAATAGTGCTTGAGCTTCGCCGCCTTATCCTGACCGCGGTAGGAATACTCGTACGCCTCGACGATGGTCTTCAGCAGCAGGTACTCATTGCAGAGAAGGTTGAAGCGATTTTGGATCGCTTCGATCGGACACTGCACTTCCGGCTTGTCGATCTGCACGCCAATCCGCTTCAGGGCCGCGTACGCCTTGTCGCTCTCCGTCGCCGCAGTCGAGTTGCTCTGCAGCGAGCGGTAAAGCGACTTGAGGTCACGAAGGAACGTGAGAACGTCCTCCGGAGCCTGACGGATACGCATCTTCGCCACTGCCTGAAGGTTGGAGTCCAGGTTGTGGAGCGTCTTCTTGTGCAGGCCGGTGAACTCCTGCACGTTGACCTTCGCCTTCAGTTCCTCGACCATGTCGTTGGCCAGCATGGTCCAGTCGCCCGGAATCTCCTGGTCACTCGACTTGACGAGGATGACGGTGCCAACCTCGACCAGCTGAAACTCCACCATCGACCTGATGAAGCTCTCGGCTGCGCTGAAGTCGATTGCACCGGCTTGGTCATCGTGCAGCCGATACCAATCACTGCCGCCGCGACGACGGCGGAACGTTCCCGGCTGGCTCTCGACCATCAATCCGCCTTCAGCCAGATCGACGTCCTGGGTGATGCGTTGCAGACCGTGGTTGGTCACGACCAAGGTTTTGCGCTTGCGGATCGTCTTACTGACCCGCTTGGCGACCGGAACCTTGAAGCTGTCGAGATCGATGACCTCGGGATTGCCGAGAGCAGCGAGCACCTGGTCGCGGACCAGCCGCTTGCAGCGCACCCACAGCACCTTCTGACCAACCAGTTCAGCCATGTGGAAGCGGCTGAGCGAGTAGCTCGGATTGTGCTCAATGACGATCTTGGCATCGGCCGCCCACTTCGCGCGGACGCCCTTGTCTTCGAACTTCTCGAACTGCTGCCAGCCCTCCTGGAGCATGTCCATCTTGCAGTTCTCTTTGGTGAGCATCTGCGGGATGTACAGTTCACGGTAGCGCACCGCGTCGCGGAGCCGGAACTGCCGGGTTGCGCCCAGCATTTCGGTCTCGTCGTCGAAGATCTTGGCGGCTTCGAACAGGGTCTCGGCCGCATCCACTTTGTCGCGGAGCTGGTCGAGGAAGCTGTCCTCATACTGCTTGACCAGGTTCTTCAGCGTCGTCCTGGTCGTGTCGTCATAGGCCAGTTCCTCGCGGGACAGCGTGACCTTGAGCGAACCGATCGGAGCATCGAACAGAACCTCGTCGCTGATGTCCAGGAACCCGCTGTTCTCGATCTGGCGCAGGTCGAAGGGATACATGACGCAGCCCATGCGAACGCGCGGACCCTGGAACGGCACCGTTCCGGACTTGTACTTGATCCAGTTCTCACCCTCGGTCTCGATGACCGGATCCTTCCAGGTGACTGCATCCCTCGGGAAGATGTTCGGGCGCGGCAGGAAGGACCACAGGATGGAGCGGGCGCCGGCAACGAAGTGATCGATGTCCTCACGGCGGACAGCGAACGAAACGTCCAGGCCATTGCGCTCCTCGGTTGGGACCTCGGCCATCAGGCGCATGACGGGCGCGCCGTCCTGGGCCAGCGAGAGCACATAAGAGCGCATCACGCCGTCATGGTAGGAGGTCACGTAGTAGGAGCCGGCACCGTTGTCGCCGATCAGATAGGCGAACGGGCTCTTGGAGCCGAGGCCCCAGCCGCCGACCTGCTCGTTGGTAGCGCGCTTGGTGGAGGCGTAGAGGCGAGCGTAGACGTTGACCATCTGCTCGTGGCTCATGCCGGAACCGTAGTCACGGACGCGGAACACGGGGTTGAGCCGGGTGGGAAGATGGACCTCGAAGTCGCCGCGAGAGGCGTCCCAGGCGTTGGTGGACAGCTCCCGGATCGGGTAGCGGATCTTGTCCTTGGCGAGGCCGGAGATCTGAGCGTAGAATGCCACGCTGTTGGCCTCGAAGGCGATCTTGATTTCGTCCTGAACGCCGGTTGCGACGTCGACGTGGTCCTTCATTCCGAGCTGCATTGTCAGTTCCCTTGAATGTGTGTGTGTTGCGTGAATTGCGATCAGGAGGCGACGCTGAACAGGTCGTCGACGTCGTCGAAGACGCTGCCTGTCCCGGACTTCCGTGGTTCGGACTTTCCGTAGATCGCGTCGTGGAGCTGGTCGAAGGTGACGCCGGTATTCTCAAGGAAGGCCGCAACCTTGTCGGCGTGATGCCAGACCAGGTCACGCAGGGTCTCCTCCTTGCGATAGCGCAAGCTGCCGAAAGAAGACTTCCCAACGTCCTTCATCGTCATCTTCGGCTTGGCAAAAGGGTCGCGTTCGATCACCAGCTTCGACTGATCGAATTTGACCATCCAGTTGCGCAGTTCGATCAGGTGACCGACATCGAGCGCCTCCTGAGGGCGGTGCTCGTTGTAGTAACCGACCGAGATGTTGGTGCATTCGGCCACCAGCTTGCGGTAGTGCTTGGTGTCGGTCAGGATGCCCTTGTCAGACGGTGCGAACCGGCTCGGCAGCTGCCCAGCCACCGACTTGGCGAAGTTGTCCGATGCAGTCCTCACCCCCTGATGGGTGATGACCTCAGCGGTGCCGCGACGATCGAATGCGATAGCGGCATTGATGCCGGTCAGAAGCCCAGGCTCCTTGTCGACGATAGCGTGGGAGCCGACGCAGCCGATCTCTTCCGCGAAGTGGAAGACGTACAGACCCGGCACCTTCGCCTTGATCATCTCCGTCATGATCCAGACGCCGGCAGCGCAATCTGCTCCCAGGCAGTTCGACTTCGAATTGACGGGCAGAGAGAGATACTTCCCGTCGTAGTCGACCTTCTGGTAGCCCTCCTTGCCGTGGACGCTGTCGGTGTGCGAGGACCACAGTACGGTCGGGGTCTCGCCGATCGTCAGCCTCCAGTTGCCGTGCTTGTCCATCTTCGCGCCGAGCGGGATGATGAACTTCTTGATGAACTCCATCTCGGTGGCCGAACCCGCCGGCCGGCGATAGGAGAGCATCGAGATGATGGTTTCGAGATCAGTCATGGGTCTTCCCTTAGGCAACGCGACGGCTGCGGGTGAGGATCAGCTCGTTGATGGTGGGGTTGAGCGGATTCAACAGCTCGACGTCGTCGACGATGAACTGTGAGGCGTCATTCCCGCGGATGGTGGTGAGGACGGCGAAGTCACTGCCGCTGGCCGGATCGATGCCGACGATCTTCTTTGATCGGCTGCGTCGCTTTGGCTTGACCTCGATCTTGGTGCCGGCGTCGTCGTAGTCGTCGGCGGAGTGTTTATGCACCCACTTGTCGCCCTTCTGGACCATCACCGACTTCGGCCAGGCCTTGTAGGTGACGGCGCATCGTTCGCCGTGTTGCTCGAACCACTCCTTGGACCAGGACGTGCCATCGCCCATCTGGACCCTGAACTCGCGATCCCAGATCTTTCCGCTGCCACCGCAGGTGAATGCGTACTTTTCGATCGCATTGGCAGACCACAACTGATCAGCGCCATGGACGTACACCATGTTGCTAACCGGATAGGCCGACCCAATCTTTGGGCAACGGGTTTGCAGGTTCGAATGGCCAGACGATGAGCTGGTGACGTACTTCGGGCCAGCCTCTGTCGGAGCGGCAGCAGCCGTCACGAAGTACTCGCCATCATCGATCGCGACACCGATGTCGTCGAAGTAGGGGATGATGAACTGGTGGTCGTAGCCTTCGTTCGGGATCTTCAGGAGCCGGGCGCCGACGAAAGTGTCCTGCTTGAGGCCGGTACCCTTACGCAAGTCGCTGTAGCCTTCGGCAGCCAGCGCCGAACGCATCCGCTCGATGTCGCCGTAGCACCGGCCATGAAGCTTCTTGTCAGGCCAACACAAGGCGCGAGACTGGATGCGGCCCTTGCTGTTCTTGGTGTAGGCGACGGCCAGATCACCAGCCCCGTACGGCGCAACCGGCCATTCCGACAGGTCGTGGAAGTCGTGATCGCCGTCCATGCATGACGACGGGCCGTGCTTGTAGACGTAGACGATCTCTTCTGGAGTCCTGGCGTAGAATACCTCGCCACTCGGATCGATCGCGGCGATCAGCTCGCGGCGACGCTTGTCGATCATCTTGCTGTCGTCGGTCTCGTAGAACCGGCTGATGTAGCGACCGGGCGTCAGCGCCGTCAGCTTCTGGATGATCCCGTGGTCTTCGCTCTCGATGAAGGCAATCTTGCTCGCATCGGGGGCCCACAGATGAGCGAAGTGGTCCTTGATCGGCTCCAGATCCCACTTCTTGGGAAGGGGAGTCAGATCACCAGAGTCCAGCCGCTTCTGCATGGCGGCTCGCCAGTCACCGGCCTGCGCGATGCGGCGGCACTGGACCTTCAGGCCGGTGGTCGCCGCCACAGTCTTGGACGCCTTGGCAGCGTCGGCCCCCTTGTCGAACGTGCCGGCATCCGGCAGCGGCGTCTCGACAAGGTTCCCGTCTGCGTCGCGGTCCAACCTCACAAGGTAGAACATCGTTTGCTCCGTTTGCATTCAAGCATGCCACCAGGCGTGGCTTTCCCGTTGATGGTGCGCGGAGCCCCAATTGGCACCGCGAACCGCGACTAGCTCTATTTGCATTCAAGCAAGCAAAAGAGCAAGTGAAAAATTAGCCCCCTATGGGCTCCGTGCTGCAGGTCTATCCCTCGAATTGAAAAGGCGAAGCCAGAACACGGCCTCGCCGAACTTGAGAACAATCATTTTTGACGCCTTTACTGCTACTCTTTTGGGTGGTTCCCCGCCCTATTTTTGTCTCCAAAAGAGGTCTGTTCAATGTGATGCTTTCGAATTGAGTGCAGATGTAGTCGCCGGCTCTACCGCGTCGGCCAGCTCGCTTGTTCAGTCCTCCTTGTCCACGTAGTCGATGATGAATGCTGCAAGGCCATCCTCGTGGGCTGCGTCGCAGACCGCGTCGATGTTCTTGTATTTGCCGTGCCAGCGCTTCCCGGGCCACGAAGCCCGGAGCGTGCCTTCCGGCGTCAGCCTGGCGTAGAGCACAGGCTTGCCGGCTTGCTCGTTAGAGAGTTCGGACATTGTCGACTCCGAACAGTCGCACCTGCTCGCGCATCGAGGCGACCGCGATCACATCTCCGAGTGCGTCGTCCCACGCCTGTAACAGCAGTTCTCCCGTGCGACCGCGCTTCTTCGTGTCCTGGTTATTCCGCTTTGTCTGCGAACCCATGGCTATTCGTCCTTCCAGTTGATCGTGAGTTCGCCGCCGAAGAACTCGACGGCTGCCAGAATGTGCTTCATGATTGGAGGCCTCTGCTTCGCCTTCTCTGCTAAGCAGTGGCTTGAAAAGTATCGGCTCGATCCGATCTCGCGATCGAGCGCCATCATGGGGATCCCGTCAGCGTTCGCGCGGGACCGGATGGCATCGATGAGAGCGTTGCCGGTCTGCACCAGATGGCGCTTCGGCTTCTTCGGCATGCTGGTGACGGGCTTGATGCCCATCTGGATGCGCTGACCCTGGATGCTCTTGATCGAGCGACCAGGAAGCAGGCGCTGAAGCTGCCTTGCTGTCAGGTTGGGGTTATCGAAAAGTGCCGCCTTCTCCTCGTGGTCCCAGACCTTGAGGACACCGAGGCGGCGACTCCTGTTGGCAATCGCTTTCTCGGTTCGTCCTGGGAGAAGGCGAGCAAGCTGTCTTGCCGGTAACCGTCTGTTGGACCGGATGACGTCGTCCTCGGCGTCAGTCCAGACATTAGAGAACCTGACGGCACCACGGGCAATCGAAATGGGTTCGTAGTGAACCGGTGACATGCTCTTCATATTTATCACGCTCGCTCACGCGAATGCTCGCTTGTTGGCGTCGACGAAGCGGCGTTCGCTCCGTCGATCGCGACCGCGCTGGGTCTTTGCGAATGGTTGATGGTGTCGCTTCCAGGTGCTGCTTTCCAGCAGGAAGCGGAATGCAGCGCCCAGCTTGCGGGCTGACGGCGATCCCCTGTCGCAGGGGTGACGCCACCTACGGCGGTTCAGAAACATTGGTGGACTCCTTCATGCGATAGCCCTCCGCTTGATCGTGTCGATCATGCAGTCGTATTCCATCGGGTTGTTGTCCTTGAGGAACTGCAGCGCACGCTGGTGATACTGACTGCCAGCGTCGGCGTAGTTGATGACCAGGCGCCAGGCATCGATGTCGGTATGGAAGGTCTCGGCATTGTCGCACTTCTGCAGCTGCCAAGAGCCGTTCTCGCTGCCGAAGCATTCGAAAATGCTCCAGCCCTCGTCGACCGCCTGTCCGTTGTCGAATGCCGGCCCGATCATGCGGCCTCCTGAAGTGTGGGAATTTCGTGGCGGTAGAACTGGGGCTTGGGTGCCTCGTACCAGAAGGCCACGCGCGGCGGCTCTTCGTAGACGGCGATCACGATCGGGTTGGACCTGTGATACCAGCGCGCCGCTTTCCGCAGCGTGCGTCCGCTCTCGCGGGCCGTGTCGATGATGAGGAGCCGGAATTTCTCGGGGCACAGCTGACCGTATGGAATGAACGGGATGTGCAGCATGTGCGAGGTGTAGACCGCGGCGATTGCGCCGGACCGGCCTGGCCCTGTGACAGCGCCGACGCTGTCGACGTTGTGCTCTTGCAGCGCGATGCGCAGCTGGGAGGCAAACTCTTCTTCGCTGACGATGCGGACGGTTCTTCTGGGCTCAGTCATGGTGCTGCTCCTGGTCGGCGTTGAGTTCGTTGATGAGGACACGTTCAGGAAAGTCGGGCGGCAGGCCGTATGCTTTCAGCGCCAGCTCGACGATCGGTTGAAATTCCTGGGGCACATGGCCCGGCGACTCGCAGATGAGGTTGATCAGTCGACGCGACGCCTCGAAGGCGTTGAAGGCGTCCTTGACCTGGGCGTCTTCGCCCAATCTTCGCGGCATGCTCTCCTCCATGGATGGGCGAACCCGTCCCCCGAAGGAGACGGGCCGCTTTTGCAGGCTCAGTAGCGGACGTTCTTGTTCAGCGCCCAGTAGGGGCCGTTGCCGTCCTTCGGGTCGAGGTACAGCGACTTGCGGCTGTCACGACGCATCTTCACGATGGTGCAGACGCGGGTGCCGAAGCCCTGACGCGAGGCGTGGACCGTCTCGCCGACCTTGCGGGTGCGTCCGGCGACGTACATCTCGGTCGGTGCTTCGACGGAGGGCGGAGCGGCTGCCGCAACTTCTTCCTCGTGCTCCTCGGCTTCGTCGAGCTGCTCGTCGATGCCGTCGTGGACGCTGCCAGCGCCCGCCACATCCTCGGCCAGCGTCGGGGTCGGAGCCTCGATCACGACCGGGAAGATCCCGGCGATGTCGAGACTGGTCTCGTCGCGAGCGATATCCACGCTGATGTACAGCTCTTCGTCGATGACCAGGTTGCGACCGTCCCGTCCGATGACCACCCAGCGGGTGACCGGGTAGATCAGGTCCTGCTCGACCTTGAAGTTACCGCAGGATGACTGACCGTCCGTGTCGAACTGCGCGAGACACTGCTCGCCGTGCTTCCAGAAGCTGATGGCGACCGGATACTCGCTGCCCTTCAGGATCGTGATGACCTGGGGGTTGTCGTAGACCTCGTTGCTGTAGTCGGCGCTGTCGAGGATGGCGATCGGCTCGTTGAAGTCGATCAGGCCGATCGGGTACTGCGGGATGCTGGGGGGCGTCTCGGGTGCGGGTGCCGGCGGCGCTTCTGGCGGGAGGATCTCGCCGTTCAGCGGCGCGTCGATGGTGACTGCGGTCGTAGCCACGGTCGTGACGTCCTCGGCAACGGTGACGGTTGCCTGAGGCTGCTCCTGCTGGAGCTGTTCCGAGACCGCAAGGTAGCGGAACGGGTCGTTTGCAGTCGGGTTGCTCATGTAGTCTCCTTCGGTGGTTGCGGGCCGTTGAAGCTCACCCCCGTTCGTGAGGGCGGCGCGCTGGGTTCAGAACGGGGGTATTTGCAGCTTGCATTCAAGCAAGCGTGAAGGCATGGCTACGCCGGACGAACCTCGATCGCCTGATCCGCGCCGACCGCACGGCCCCAGTCGGGATCGCCAGTGGCCAGGAAGCTGTCGATCGCAACGAGCGCGGCAGCCGGCGTGATGTCCGAATATGCCATGTCGTCAATTTCGTCCTGGTCGGGGTAGAAGAGCGGACGAAGAGCAAGGCTCCTGTCGCTGTTGACGTAGAAGCCAGGGCTCGGGCTCGTAGTCGCGCGGTCACGGCTCAGGGCGGCGTACATCCATCCGCCGATGCAGCATGTCGTGCCGCAGTCGGTAGTCTTCTCGGCGTGATCCATGTTGAAGCCGTCCGGGTGATCGGCGTCGCTGTTGGGATCGTGCTTGAAGACGCCCTTGGCGAACAGGTCCCGGATTTCCAGAAGGGCGCGGTGCTCTCCTGACGTGATCCTTAGGGCCTTCGCCGACATGACTGCTCTGTTGTCGTCGCTCATGGAAATCTCCGTGTGGGTTGTGTCTCGAATAGGGTCCGTTTGCAGGACTTGCAAGCACAAATTTGCAGGAATGCAAATTATCTGCTAAGTGGTTGGGAATGCAGCGAACCGAGATTGTTTGTGGACTCCCGTGGCTTCAAGCGAAGCCGGAACTCGCCATCTTTAAGGAACTCAGCTTCGCCTGCGTCTACGCGGTCGGTCCCTCCGGGGGCCGGCCGGTACGCATTGGCTGGGCCAAGCAGCTGAAGGACAAGCTCGCCGAGCTGCAACCTGGCTGCTGGAAAGCGCTGTCCGTTCACGACGTCATGTGGACCGTGGGCGACATGCTCGCCGTCCGCCTTCTGGGCGAGACGACCGCTCTGCTCGACGGGGCGAAGCGACGGCTGACTGGTGACTGGTTCGACGTCACGGCCGAGCTGGCTCAGCAAACGCTCCGCATCGCCAGGGAGAAGTCTGGCGTCCCCACCTTCACCCATGCCGAGATGCTCGACAAGGTGAGGGCGGAGCGCAAGCGACGGATCGACCTAGCGGTCAAGCACGCCTGAGCTGCTCGATGATGCTGAGCAGCTCGTTGTAGTCATCGCCGTCCGGTGGCTTGGAGTCGTTGTAACGTGGCGGCGTTCCATTGAGTCGCCGGTTAAGAGCATCGACCTCTTCCACCGCTCGCTTTGCGGTTTGCTCAAGCCGCATCAGATGCCGGATACGAAAGACGGCGCGGATGGTCTGGAAAGTCTCGGTAATCATCGTTCCCTCTTGACGTAGGGGTGGTTGCACTCGCTGCCGTCCATGAAGCGATAGTGGACCCTGCCTCCGCGGACCGCGGTGGCCTCAGCCGGCACGTTGAAGGCTGACACGTTCGCCACCCGCTCCAGGTGGAGAGCTGCCATGGTGCGGCCCGTCTGAGTCGCCTCACGCTGCAACATCATGGCGTGCCAGCCCCTAGCCCAGCCGCGAGCGTTGATCTCGTCGACCAATTTGCTCATCATGGCATCTCCGTGTACCAGGTGAACCAGTCGAGCTTCTCACCAAGATGGTCAGCCAGCGCTTCCAACTCATGGTCCTGGAGGCTGGGATAGGTCATCCTCAGCCAGTTGTCGTCGTTCTGCTTGAGCACGAAATGGATCGTAGGATATTCGGCCGATGGCTTTGGTACCCTGCGCTCCTTGATCTGGTCGATCGTCTCTTGCGCCTGTCGGAGCGCCTTGTTGCGCCGATCATCCATGGCGGCCTTGAAGAATCGACCCTTGCCGCTGTAGCTGACCCAGCAAGGCGGATCGATCGTGTAGGCCAGCTCCTTTACGTCTTGCTCGAAAGGCACTTTTCGATCTCCTTGATGAAGCCGAGTAGGGCACCTGTGGTGATGGCGTAGCCGCCCTCGTAAGTCGCCGTCTCCAGGTAGAGCTTCTTCATCTGCTCCAGGACACGACGGAGATCCTTCGAAGGATCGCGACCGCAGTCCTCGAAGGCGACCTCTCGGCAGCGCCGCATCATGAACTCGTAGGCGCCTTCTCCGTCGTCCTTCCATCCCAGAGACCTCGCCGCCTTCAGGAGGTGGGCTCCGGTGCGACGTTCTCGTTCGGCCTGCTCGTCAGTCATGAATACCTCCGATAGCGGCGCCGGCAGCGTGATGCGACCGGCGCCGGCTTTTGTCAGGCTTTGGCCAAGCTCTTCAGCTCAGCCTTGGTGTAGATGTTGCCGATCACGTCGGTCGGCTTGCCGCGCAGATTGTCGATGATGTTGAGGAGTCCGCCGATCTTCGGCTTGAGCGTCTTCGCTTCCTTCACCGTGCATTCGTGCAGCCGCTTCCCGTTCGGCATCGGGTAATCCCAGAAGCCGACCTCGACGGCGTACTTGATCACCGAATCGCGCGCCTTCTCGGTGATCTGCTCCAGCTTCGCCTTGTGAGCGACCAGCTCGGCGCCGGTCTTGCGGGTCTTCTTGCTGGAGTGCAGCTTTCCATAGTTCAACGAGAACGAGGTCTCGATCGCGCTGATCAGCAGATCGCGGTTGCTGGGGTCGAACATCTGCTCGCGATACTCTTCGAGCAGGCCGTCACGACCAAGGCGTGGGTTCTGCTGTTCGAGCTGAACCAAAAGCTCCATCGTCGTCTGAGGCAGGCGGCTTTTTCGCGATCTGCGGGCCGGCGTCGATGTTTCATGAACCGTCTGTAGTGACATCCTCTAGTATCTCCTTTGCGAGGTTATCCAAGTTAACGCCGAGCGACTCGGCCCACGTCTTCCATGCAGTTCCCTCGTCAGGCGATGGGTCGAACCCGTGCGAGCGAGCCAACTTCATGGCAAGATTCTTCTTCAGAGAACTGATGCGCGCCCTCTTCAGGCTCCGGTTCTCCCGACAATCCGAACACAAGAAAAACCGAAAATCTGCGTTCTGCTCGATAGGCTTCCCGCACTCGCAATCTTTCGGGTACTCGCATTCCTTGCAGAGACTGCGATATTTGCCTTTGAGATTTAGGGGTTTGATCCACTGTTCGTGCTCGCAGGCCAGGCACTGACACATCCAAGGAATTTGCCCTCCCGGTATTGCTGGCTTGATTGGAGGTCCCCGATACAGAGCCTTCCACTTGCCTTGAAATATTTGGCCGGTCAGGTCCTCAGGGAGGTTCCCACGTTTTCCGCCTTTGCCAATCCTCGGCTTTCCAGGTGATGCGTAAACAGTATTGTCGTCGCTCCGTGGACGTCCAATTGGTCTGCGAGGCAATCCGCTGAGAGGATCGATTACGAGAGGAGGGGGCGGCTTCCGTGTCCGTCGCGGCTTAGCTGGCGCATAGATCTTGGTGTCGACGGCCTTCAATCGACCGCGCGGACGTTTCGGCAGGATGCCTCCGGTCGACTCTCGAACCGTGCGGATGAAGCCGTCGAAGACAGCCTTGTGGAGCCGATCGAGATCGAGTGGGCCTTTGTACCAAATCTGACGGGATGCATCCGTTACATGAAGGTATGGTGCATCCGCAGCCTGCTTGACGATCTCGGATCGGATCGCCTTCGCAAGCCAGTCATCCTGCTGCACGGAGAAGCTCCTTCTCAGCTCTGGTGACGCCCTCCCACGCTTCGTACCAGATGCCCATGTTGTACGTTCGGACATTGGCGAGAAGCGGCAGCAGCGCCAACTTCTCCGGGATGTAGGCGTACTTGGCGAAGCGTCGGTCGTTCGCGACGATGTCGGCCGTGTTGCTGATGGTGTCGGCGCACTTGATCATCTGCCCGCGCCAGGAAGCGCCGGCCAGATATTGCCGATCGATCCGCTTGCGGACGTCGCGGAGGCCGTGCTCCTGTCGGCTAACGTCGGTCACCTCAAGAACCAGGTCAGCAACCGCTTGACCGAACTCGACGAGGAGCATCCCATAGCGGACCTCGGTATCTTCGATCACGTCGTGCAGCCATCCAGCAGCAACCACGTCTGGCTCTGCCGAATAACGCAGCAGGGTCGACGCCACCTCTTGGAGGTGATGCCAGTACGGCTCGCCCTTGTATTTGCGCTTCTGGTCGCCGTGCGCCTTGATGGCGTATTCCTTGGCTCTGTGGATCAGATCCAGTTCCATGTCAGGCGGCCCTCTGGTTGTCGTTGACTGGCATCTCGATGCCGTCGAGGCGGACCGCCAGGACGTGGATGTCCTGCGTGATCTCTTCCTTCCAGCCGTAGCCGGTGACGGTGCGGTGCATATGGGTGAAGGTGCGCTGGCCGAGGACCAGCGTGGTGAAGGGCAGGCGAGTGCCCGGCGGAACGGCAATGGCGAACATCAGATCCTCATGAGTTTGCGGCGCTGCGTCGTGCTCAGTCCGAGCAGCAGGCAGGCCAGTTCGTGGCCTTCGGTGTCGCCGCTCGCCAGGGCGCTCTCGATGCAGCCCTTGACGTGGACGTCGCGGACGTTGCCGTCGTCGAGGACTACGTGGAGAGCGCCCCAGGATGGGTTGTCCTGGTGGTAGGCACGGAACCGGTCAGTGACCTCTGGCAGTGAGAAGGAGTTGCTGGGCTTCATTTGCGGTATCCTTGCACGAATGAAAATTGCATTCAAGCAAAGATTATGGCACACCAGACCAGCGCCGAGACGCCGAGAGCGGTCAGGATAGTCCTGGCGCTTATGAACTCGGACGCTGGAGCCTGGAGCATGCTGTTTTCCTTGCTGATGTTGATTGACTGGATCAGGCGGCGATTTGCTTCCGCCTGACTACTGCACCGCGCCGCAGCTGTTGCAGATGAACACGCCCTGATCCTTGTTCCAGTCCCAATCGGACTCGATGCCGGCCTCGGTGCATTCGCAGCCGATGTCCTCGGCCTCGCAGATCGGCTCGGCACCATCGTCAGTGTCGTCCTCTCCGTTCAAGATCGCTTGCCTGCGCTTCAGCAGCTCGGCGACTTCCTTATCGCTAATGGTCACGATCGGCCTCGCTGTTCTCGACCTTGATCTTGAAATGCTGCGAGATGCGGCCGGTCGACTGGCTGATCTCCAAGATGCCGTGGCTTGCGCGGTCGATGGAGAGCCCCCGCTCTTCGAGGGCCTTCATCATGATCCGCTGGATTTCGCGGGTGGAATACAGCTTCATGATCCGATCACCTCGTGCTCAGTTACCTCGACGCGAGGCTCCGAGTTGTAATGGTCGATGTAAGTGACCTTGGCTGCCTCCAGCTCATCTTCCCAGTTGTCGACCGTCACATTCGGCTTCTCATCGTTGATGAGGTCGTTGAAGATGATGTTGACCAGCGCCACCGCTTCGAGATCAGCCAGCGTCTTGGACGCGCAGACCTTGACGATGACGCCCGGAACGTAATGGTGCTCGCCTTCGACGATCCATACCTTCACAGCTCGTAGCTCCTCTGTCCTGCGATGTCGCGAGCGATTTCAATGTGCCTCTCGGCAATCACGTCACCGTCGTAGTTGTCGCGCCGCCACTGCGCCGCTTCGTCGAAGGTGCGAGCCTCGTGCAGGTCTTTCTCGCCCTCATAGCCGGCGTTGTAGACCACGACGTAGACCGGGATGCGAGCCCGGGCGTCAGCCACCTTGGTCAGCGCCAGGTCCAGATCGTCCCGCAGGGTGCGGGCCTGGAGCGGTGTGAGATGGCCGGTAGAGAGCGTGCCGCCCCGAGGACCGTTGAGGAACAGGACCACGACGTCGTTCTCGCCGTCGTCATAGGCGCGGCCTGATGTGTAGGCGTTGATGAACTCACGAACCGGCATCTTCGTCCTCCTCTTCTTCCTCTTCCTCGTCCTCTTCGAGGTCGGGTTCGGGCAGGTTCTGGAGCTTCTCGATCAACTCGCGAGATGCCTTGGCGTCGTCCGGCCGATCATTATCGTCGTCGATATCCTGGACCGTCGACAGAGCGCCGATGATGTGGTCGAGGTTATCCCGAAGGAGCTTCTCGATGCCCTTCAGGCGGTGGACCTCCGCGACGGCGATATCCGTCACCAGCTCTGCGCCATCCTCGACGGCGATGCTGATGCCGAGCGCCTCGTTCACGTAGTCCATGTAGTCGCATGCAGAGACGGTCATTTCCGCTTCCTCGTGTGTGATCCATAGCCGCCCCTGATCCACTCCTCGCGAGGGATCAGATCGTACTTCTCGCCGAGCCACTTGATGAACTCGGCCGGCTTCTCGTTGGAGGCGAAGGCCTGTTCGACGCGCTCCGGATGATCCTCGGGAAACTCGCGATATCCCCACTGTTTCGAGGACTCGAGCTGGCAGCCGACCAGATAGTCGTCGAACGCATGCCGGTACGCGACCAGCGGAGCGATCTTGTTCGGATCTGGCAGGGCGTGATCGTAGATCACGGGCTCGCCTTCATCGTTGCGGGCGTAGCCCAGGATCATCGGGATCACCTCCCAGTCATAGGCCGAACCGTCGAAGAAGCTCCGATTGTGCCTGGTGCAGATGTTGTAGATCTTCAGGCACCACTGGCCGAGCACGATCGACTGATGCCGCAGCTCGACCGAGCCGATGCCTTCGCGCAACTCGACCCAGTCCTTGTGGTGCTGAGAGATCGTCTCGTGCAATGTCCACTCGCACAGGCATTCCCAGACGCACAGCCCAGCCTCCATTTCGAGGTGAGTGTATTGCTTCGCGTCCAGCAGCTCGATGATCTTGTCGGCGAACGCCGGGATATCGATCAGGCCATGCGGGTTCGGCACGACCTGGCGCAGCAGCGTCTCGAGTTCCTTGTTCACGGTCATTGTCCGATCATCTTCAGGTGAGCTTCCATCTCGGCTCGGGTGGCGGCATCCTTGCGCAGCCACTCGTCGTAGAGAGGCTTCAGCGACGGCGCGATGCTGATCTCGATGTGAACAACTCCGGTCGGACACCAGCTGTCCGCGACCGGGTAGCACTTGATGCAGCTGATCTTGCCGGTGTCCTGCCCATGATCGTCGAGTACGCCATCGAGCAGATGGATGTCTTCGAGGATGCGGCAGTAGGAGCAGCGCTCGGCATCTGCCGGATCGTGCTTGAAGATCCTGGCCATCTCACTCGTCTCCCTGCACGTTGCGGACTATCGCCCGCAGTTCGAAGAAGATTTCGTTGCGAGCCGGATCATCGGGGCCGACGTTCTCGATGAACCACCATGCGAGAGACAGCGCACGCTCTGCGGGGAACGGGCAAATCTCGTCGAAGAGAGCCTTGGCCTGACGGAACTGAGCGTGAGTCTTCTTGAGCGCCATCAGCTCGTCCTCGCGTTGATCTTCTGTTGGATTTCCTTGGCGACGCCGTGCCAGGCGTGGCCGCTAATGAGTGCGGTGTCGAGTTCGGCCGGCGTTGATGCCGCGACCTTCTGCGACCACTTGTCGAGCGCATCGAGCACGAACAGCTGGGCGAGGGCGCCGAACTGGCTGTGCTCCATCAGGCTCTTGACGAACTGGACGTTGGTCTGCGTCTTAGCCATTGACTTCCTCCGTGCATCGGATCGGCATGGCGAACTGCTTGTCCGCCCGGGTGAAAAGACGAGCGCAATCCCTGCAGTAGTAGAGACGTGCGTCGGTGAAGGTCTCGTGGTCGGTCATGTAGAACTGGCGCTGTCCTTCGAGCGGACGCAGGCAGCCGGACCGATTGCAGTGGCCATCCTTCAGGCCCTTGTCCTCGGGATAGCCGTCCTTGTTGTTGCGCATCCGCTTCTGCTGCTCGAACCAGCTCATGTCGGCGAACTTCACTGCGGTGACTCCTCGACGAGGTCGTCGTTGCTGATCCAGATGAAGTAGTAGGTGCTGTCATGGTCGAAGAGTGCCTGAGTGTTGGTCAGCAACTCGACGTTGTGCCGATGCACGGCGTAGCTGGCGCCCCATCCGGAGCGCTGCCTCTCGACGCGGGTGCCGCGCTTGACTGCCAGGCGGTGGATGTCCTGGTAGTTGATGATCAGGTCGCGGCTGACGTACTTCCATTGGGGAGGTGTCGGCATGATCAATCCTGCGGAAAGAGGATGGCAATTGCTTCGAGCTGCGAGCAGAGGGTGTGGTGGCCGACGAATTGTCCTGCCTGCCACCACACCCACTGGAAGGTGAAGGGGAGATGCGGGCATGCATCGTCACCCTCCAGGCCAGCTGCATAACCAGCGTCGTAGAACTCGAACGGGTTCATCAGCTGAACTCGTAGAAGGCGATCG